CACTTTCCAGCCTCATCATGATTAGAAGTTTAAGCTTCATACCATCATAACTGTTGTCTGCGGTGTTTCTCCAGTCTATAGTAGAGTTTAAAGCCTCAGACTTCTCTATATGCTTTTGATTTTTAGTAATCTTTTTAGCAGGCTCTCTAAAGGCTAGCTCCACACGAGGATTACTAGAACCGTCCTGAATAGGCTGAAAAAAGAAAGGGTAGTTCCTGTATATACGAACCACCTTATCGGTAAACATTGTTTTAGCATCAGCACCAGTCTTAGACAATAAACCAAAGTTACTGTCGTAAGTCTGAGTAGCCTGATTTACAATCTCACTACTAGCCATATACGAAAAACCACTACGCCTGTTCTTAAGGAAACACATCCCATAAGAGTTCTTATCTAGCTTACACGCTTCCCAAAAAATAAAGAACGTCCTGTTAGCATCCCTATAATCAGGGTATCCAACATCTATCTTGCTCCACTGAATAAACATATAGTGAGAACCTGTAATATAGGTAGGCACTCCGTTGTTAAAAAACCAAAGCCCTTCTCTTCTACGTCTAAACTCTTCTTCTATATAGTCCACGTAATCTGTGGCGTTATCTCTACTTAAGCCTTTAGGCATATCTTCCCTAGTCCACCTCTGCTTTCCTTTAGGAAGGTTGTGGTAGAGTATGTCTTTCTTTAATCTAGGCTTTTTAGGTAATACGATCTTTAAGTTGTCAAACTCTAAAACCTCACCTTCACTGCCTTCGATTAAATATACTTTATCACTTTTTTGCATACCTCTCAGCAAAAGACCCTTTAAAGTCTTTTTTATCTTCTATCAGGGACTCGCCCTCTTTAATTCTATCCTCAAGGTTCTTAATACCTAAAAGAATTTCTTGACAGTCCTCAAAACATTCTCGTTTAGCTTTTATAGCCTGTCTTCGTCTAGCATCGTCCTCTTCTACTAAAGGCTTGCTAATTTCTTCTATTAAAAGATCAATAGCACCTTTACTAGCCTCTATCAGCTTCTCTAAAGTTTCAAGAGCGTAGTTTTTATTACTATCTTTCATACTTACAAAGAACATCAAAGTTACGCATACGAAGAAGCTTTCTTCCGTCTATATCCATATCGTACTCAGAGTTCTCGCTCCACATCACTCTATCTCCCTCTTCTACTCCTTGCTCCTTCATCCACTCGTTAATAATAACAGCTTCACCATGCAAGTCTACTTCTTGAGACTCTGTCCCTAAAAATATACCAGAATCTGATTTTTCTGGATCTTTCATCTCCTGCTCCATAAAGTTCCAGACACCTACAGGAATATACTCATCACCCCTTTTTATTAGGTATATCTGGTCCATACTAGCCTGATATATATTTTCTTTATCTGCGTGCTTAACAAGGTTTACAGGTGTAGCTATAAAGTGATGAAACCATACCTTATCACCTTCCTGTATTCCCGAATCTTTAGTATCTTGAATCGGGGTCTTGTAAACTATACCATACTGTCTTGCTAACTTCATAGGGTCGTAAGAAGTATCTCTATACAACTCTTTTCCGTTTAACATGATGGTATCTTCTGTTTCTTTTTCTACCTCTATCCAGTAGCTATCTTTAATTGGCCTCATGTCTTTGTCTTTAAATTTACTTTACCTCGTACTCTTCTAGTATGTCGGTGTTATATTCTATTGCCGTTGGTTGAGAGAAAAACCTCTTCCAGGGCCTAGAGAACTCTTCAGTCTCTTTTTTTACGTACACGTCGTACACTACTTGTTGATGTTTGTACCACGCTGCCTCATCTTGAATGATGGCTGTAACTCTAAGGGATCCTCCTAGCATTCTCTGGCCTACCTGATAGGTCAGCCCCTGCTTTAAGTCCCCTATAGTTATCTTTCTAATAATAGGGTTAATTGCTTCCATTTAATTTAATTAAGTTAAATTTCTAGTGGCTTTAATAAAGTGATTATAAATCGCTTTATGACCTGAAGTTAAAGTTTGAACCCCAATTACTGGGATATATTCTGCCGAAGATGTTGCGGCTACAGATTTTTGAGTTGAGTTAGGCTCTGTAGCACCACCTAATGTGGCAGAATTTACTAAACCGTACTGAACTCCGTTAACAAAAGCGGACACCTTATAGTTTTCGTCAAAGTCTATCGCTAACCTATAGGTGGTGTCACTAGCAACGGTTATACCTAAGTCTGTAATATAATCAAGCCCAGCAACACTATGAATAAAGTGTAAATTACCATTAGTGTTAAGAGCTCCTAAGTCATCGTTTGATGCGTAGAAAAAATAAGCCTGCTCAAAATCTGTAGCATAGTTACCAGTAGTGGATAATTTCCATCCTGCCCAAAAAGCCATATCGGCAACACTGGTAGAAGTCGTTATAGGAATTTGAATGTTTGCTTCCCTTAACACTGGAAAATGAAGGTTAGAGGTCCAAGGGCTAACAGTTGGTGTAGGTGGGTGAGGACCATCTTTGTAAATTCCATCATCTCCATCTCTAGGAGAAATAATTAATTGATCATTATCAACCGCTGCAGTTTGTAATTTTATACCAGCAATAGCAGAGCCATACCCAACCCTAGACTCTACAACGTTAGTTCCAGAAAGTTGCCAACCTCCGCTAGCTCTCATGTGAGGATCTACCGTTACGTGAATTTCGTAAGTTTGAGCCGCAACATCTACAGCGTTAGTTGATAGTCTAATTTTACAAGACCCATCGTCAACATCATGAACCATTACAGAAACCATAGCGTTATCAGCTATAGTTCCGCTTGAGTTTATAAGATATGCTAAAACGTGAGAGTTATCTTGAATCATATCGTTGTTCAAAGTAAACTCTACAGAATCTGTAGCTGCAAGATCAATACTAGCTGTAGTAATTCTAGCAAGCCTAGAGTGTTGAGTAACAGCAGTAGTACCGCTAGTGTCTTGAGTTACCTCTACGTTGCCAAGCTGGAGCATCGGCAAGTCGTGAAAGTACTCTGTAAGAGAGTATCTATCTACAGATTCAGTTAAGGTTCCTGATATAGCTAAATCACCCCTTTTGTTTAAGACAGCCCTAGTCTCGCTGTTAGTAGCAAAAGATAAAGATTCGTTTGAGTGATCGTAAAATATACTACCTGCGTTATTATCATTAACGTCTCCAAAATAAATATTACCAAAGCTAGAGGCTCCAGAAAGTATTGATAGGCCACAATTGGTAGAGTTCTCTAAGGTAAGTTGATTAGCCGAAGTGCTTGATGTAACCGCACCTGCAGAAACCTCAAGAACATGAAGAAGGCCATCTGGAGAAGTTCCACCAGTTCCAATACCAAGTTTCTTCACCTCAGCCTTAGTGGTAGAAAGATTTAAAGCTGTGGGTATTCCACTACCAGTACTTATTTGTTTTAAAGAACTGTCAGTAATCTCGCTATCAGACTGAATTAGCTTCTGATAGGTTCTCGATATTGTTTTACCTTTTAATGAGCTCATTGTTTACTTCTTTTTTATTTTCTCGATTGACCTACCTGCAAAGTACGCCCCGTATACTGTTATTAATAGCGTTTGATAAATAGGCTTGTAGGCTGCATCTATAGCAAACCCTCCTGCATTACCGTCAAACACTGACAAAACTACAAAAATTACCGTTAAAAATATACAGATCAACGGTCTAATATTCTTAGACAGCCAATTATCAGACTTCATATCGGCCTCCCAACGCCTGGTAACCTGTTCCTGGGCTTGAGATTCCGCCTGCATAAGTACTTCCTCTATCTTTTGTTGAGCAGCAAGCTTCTCCTCTTTAGTGGTCGTTAGCTTGTCTAACACGTCACCAACCTGCTTTATAACTCCCCCACCTAATATGTCTAATAACTTACTCATATCAAGCGTATTTATATCTAGTGTCTCCGTCCTCATCCTTATAGGCTTTAAGAACTTGCTTTCTATTTTTAAACTCGTTAAAGGAAATATGAATCCAAGAATAATCAAACTCATTTATCATTTGATCGAAGTCTATACCGCTAGATAGTATCCAGTCGTATATCTTTTTATTATTCATTTCTCCGTTTTCCCAAAACTGCAAATCCAAAGCTTGACCCTTACAATGCTGGCTTTTGTTACTACCACTAATGGCACGATTGAGTTCAGGGCTGCGATAACCAGAGCTAATGCGAATAGGACCGATAGCATCCCGTAAAGGTTGTACGACCTTTCTAATGAGAGCCTGAATATTGTTAAGATGTTCCTTATTCGGTTCATTCTTTATGCCTATCCTTTTAGCTGTGTTGCTGCGAGTTATTTCTGCTAACGAAAAGTTTTTACTTAATTTCATTTACTTTTGTCCCTTATTTGATTTGATGCTAACAATATCTCTATATGTTGAAGCTTCGTGGCAATATCCGCCAGAGCAACTTTAATCTCGTTATCGGACTGCTCTAAGTGGTATACCCTAGATCTTATCTTTGTATACTCATTATTGATGTTAACCCAAAACCCTATAGCTGTAGCTAATATAACAGCTATTCCTATTACTAACTCTAGCATTCCTACACTAATTCCCATCTCGTTATTTTTTAGAAAATTTTTCTACCCCAGAAATACCAAACGAGCCCAACACAACCCAAACGAAGGAGTCGTATACGTGCTCGTTTATTATAAAGTCTTTACCAAACCATACCGCTGTTAGGTCAGCTACCATTATAAGGCACATAATAGCAAAAGCTATAAAGCCTACAATAGCCTTCTCGTTCCATTCGTTATCGTCCTTAAAGATATTCATACTATTAATGTCTTGGGGCTACATAAAACAATACAGATCCTGAGTTTACCGTAATCCTGTCCCACTTACCAAAAATAGTAAGGCCTTGAGGGAAGTTATCTGTATTAGCTACAGCGTTACCGTTATCACTATTAGTTGTAGATCCACCAGCTCCAAAGTCAGTATCCCAGTTAGGTGTTGTGGTACCCACATACTTAGAATTACACCCTTCTAGTGCTGTGAACGTAGTTGTTTCTAGCATTGTTATCGCAACAACTATGTATTCGTTTCCAAAATCGCTATCTGAAGTCTCACTACCAGACAGATCTATAATCTCTCCAGCATCTAATAACCCAGACCCATACTGCCCAAATTGAGCCATTTGTAATTTTGCTCCTGCTAAAGCCATAATATTATATTTTTTAAAAATTTGTTATATGCAAATGTAGCAATAATTTTTTAATTACCATAAAAATGTTACCTTTGTAATAATTTAATCTAAGAAAATGAGAAATTACCTTAAATATGTAGGAGATACTATATACTCCTTCAAAAGGAAATATAATCTCTCAGATAACCAACTTATGTTTTTAATATTTATAAACGACGAAAACGGCTCGTTTACAAAAAGATACATAAGGGAGAGTATGTTTGTTAGTAAAGACTTCAACGATGTGAAATTCCCTGAGTTGGTAAAAAGAGATTACGTGTTTTGCTTCGAGAAGAGAGCTTGGAACTCTCACAAGCCCAATAAATATAGGGTTACTAGCAAGACCAGAAGATTGATAAATAAATTTTATAATGTCCTTGAGGGGATCGAAGAAATATAATATGGCAAGCCCAATAAGAATGAGGAAAAGAGCTGCTAGACGACAAGCTCGAAAGTACAGAAAAATGTCTCAAGAACAAAGGCTACGAAGAGTTGAAGCTGCTAAAGCCCGAAGGGCTCAAAATCAAAAATCTACCTCTGGTGTTTCTTACAAGGTGTCTACCCCTGTAGGTAAGGCTGCTAAGGTAAAAGCTGTTAAGGCTGATATTAAAAAGAAAAAATCTATATCTAAACAAAACGAAATAACAACAGCCAATAGAAAAGCTGCTGCTGCAGCCAAGCCTGGCGAAACTTATATTAGAACAATGAAAGACGGTACAAAGAAAAAGGTTAGAGCCGTAAAGAAGGCTCAAGATGGTGGTAAGCTAGGTGGTAAGCCTAAAAGGTTTACTAGAGCTGGTGTTACTTACGTTTGGGACGAGGAAAGCCAAAACTACTTAGGAGATATGGCTGGTAACGTACCTAAAGGTGGTCTGTCTACTGACTTCGGTACTGCTTTTAAAGCTGCGAAGCGTTACGGTAAAGACGAGTTTACCTGGCAAGGTAAAAAGTACAGCACTAAAATGAAAGAAGAAAAGGTAAAAACCGTAAAGAAGAAAAAGTAATATAAATGAAATCATCCCTGATTAATAGCATAGGTGAGGTAGTCACTGATTACGGAGCTAGGGTAATGAAGGTGTTTAAGAAAGGGCTACTAGGACGTAGCCTTTTTGATTTTTATGGAGACGTAAAAGCAGACGCACTTAGGACTAACGAGACTGCTAGTGATCCGTCAACCCCAATAGACGGAGAAGGGGGTATTATATATACTAAATCTGCTGACGGTAAACTGTATTACAAAAGTAACGAGGTTTCAGAAGTAGAGCTTAGTGCAAACGGTGGCACTATAACAACAACAGATACTCCACTGGAGGGGGAGGCTTTAGTTTATAGCGACTCTACTATAGTTTGGGGACATCCTGAAAAGATACACTTAAAGGTAAGAAACGATGAAGGTGCTACAATACCTGCAGGAGCACCACTATACTCTAAAGGTGAGATAGGTGGTAGCAATAGAATTTTAGTTGGTATAGCTGACGCTGATGACTCTGCAAAAATGCCTTGTATAGGTCTTGCTGAGGCAGAAATGAATACCACTTCTACTAAAGACAACTTTGCTATAACACAGGGTGTATACAACACAAACATATCTGGGTTTACAGGACTTGCTGTAGGTAACACTTTATATGTAGATACTTCGGGTTCTGCACCACACCTTACAAAAACAAAGCCTACAGGAGAATCCTCCCTTATACAAAACGTTGGTATTGTATTAAAAACAAATGGTAGTATATGTCAAGGACTTCAGGTTTCTGCTATTGGTAGAACTAATGATGTACCTAACCTAGATCAATACGCTATATTTTTAGGTGACGCATCTAACCAGGCGGTAGCGACAGACGCTCCTATGGTGGGTCTTATTACAGCAGCAAATTCAGGGCAGGCTAGAACACTATTAAATGTAGATCCACTAGGTACTGACAACTCTACCAACGTAACCCTAGCTGGAACTCCAGATTATATAACTATTTCAGGACAAGAGATTACTCGTAACGCTATAGATTTAACAGCAGATGTTTCTGGAACTTTACCCGTAGCTAGTGGTGGTACTGGAGTTGTTTCTCTAGCTGAAGATAATATTTTAACAGGCAATGGAACTAACGGTATCGTTGCTGAGGGTGCTCTTACTTACACTACTGCAGATGAAGAGTTAATTATTGGTAATCCTGACGCTGGAGATGCTAAGGTATCTAGAAGGGCTAGCTCTGGAACGAATGTGGCAGGAGGTAACCTCGTTGTCACCGCAGGGGCGGCTACAGGGGATGCTGCAGGAGGGTCTATAGAGTTTCATTCAAGTGTTACTGGATCTTCTGGTACTTCAGTGCAGTCTACAGCAGAGGTTGCTACAATAGATAAAGATGGAAACTTATCTATAGATGGAGATCTTACTGTAAAAGGTAACGACATTAAAGATGATGACGGTACAACTTGTATAACTTTTGACAGCTCAGGTAATACAACAATATCCAATACATTAAACGCTAGTGTTACAGGTAACGTTACAGGAGATGTATCAGGATCGTCAGGATCTTGTACAGGTAACGCTGCAACTGCTACTGCATTGACTGCGGGCAATAAAACTTTAGATGGTACTTTAACTATAGGAGCAAACCAAGCTGGTCATGACTTTACTTTACATGGAGCAACTACTCAATTTTCTGAATTAAAGTGGAACGCTTCACAAGATTTTTTAAAGTTCTCAGATAGTGCTAAAATAGTTTTTGGTGCTGGAAATAATATTTCTGATTTTGACTCATCAATACAAGCTGATGGAAACAACCTTGTCATATATAACGATACAGGGAATATCCAGCTAGGAGACACAGTAGAAATTACTGGGGATTTAAACGTTTCTGGAACTATAGTAGGTAAACAAAGAGAAATTTACAATAACACTTTTCTTGATAATATATATACTACTAAACACTTTATTCCTTTTAAAGATACGGATGAACAGACATCAGTATTCCAGGACGAAGTAGCTTTTTTAGCACCTTGCGATGGTAGAGTAGTTTCTGTTTCGGTAAGAGTATCATCAGTAAGTAGCTTGGGAGACCTAACTTTAGGAGTAGAAAAAGTAGCTCCAGGTATTTCGTTTTCTTCTTCTAACTGGACTGTACAAGAAACAGAAACTTTAACTGTATCATCTTCAGATGATTATCACGTTTTTCACTTTGCTTTTTCTGACGCTAAACACTTTGACGCTGGAGAAATGTTTGCTATATCTATACAGTGTAGTGCTAATTTAACAAGTAACTCTCAGTATTGGTACGTTACATCAGTAGTAGAATACGACTTTAACAACTATTTAGGAACAACTAGTGCTGAGTATGACACCGCACAATAAAAAAACAAAACAATGGGATTAGGATTAAGTTTAGGAAGGGAAGTAGGAAACGATGGAATACAATCATCTTATGTTCTTGAAAACGCAAATTTTGGAATTAGAGCAGGAGGTGGTACTCTCCAACAGGTAGGTACTAACTCACTCTCTAAAGCGTTTCAGTTCGCAACAAGCGGAACAGATGCAGTAGAGATTTCCACATTTGTAAGTGTACCAGCATTAACAACTGGATCTCTTACAGCAGAATATAGATGCTCTTTTGACATAGGTGAAAGGACTGGCAGCCTATCTTCCGTTAGGTCTAAAGTCGGTTCAAATGATTTTACTTTTGGGTGGGGAGTAAGCTATTATAAAGCAAATTATGATTCTGGATCTCTTGATCTTTACGCTGGAGGGGATGAATCAGTTGTTGGGAATTTTACAGAAGGAGGTAGTGGGTTGTTTGTAGCAAAACATACACACACAGTTTGGCCTACGTCTTTAGAATTTTGTTTTTTATGGAGTGGAGATGCGTCTACTAGAACCTTAACTATAAGTAATTTTAAAGTAGAACAATATATTTTATCTGTATCGTAATAATAAATTTTATATATTTGTAAACAATAATTTAAACAATAAACAAAAATGGCAACAGTAACTAAAAAATTAACAATAACTAGCTCTAACTTATTATCTCAGCCCCTGAATATAAGTGTTACTAGTTCTGCAACAGCAACAAACACAACAGGTTTGGCTAGAGCAACAATTACCTCCACAGCTAAAGGAACAGCTTCTGGACAGGTAACACTATACTCTAGTGGCTCTTACACCTCACCTAACTACGTGTACATTAAAAACACAAGTAACGTGACTACAAACTATATTTCTGTATTTGCTGATACTGCATCTGACGATCCAGACTTATTCTATATCCCTGGTGGTGGGTTTGCAATTATTCCAGTAACAAGTGGAGTGACTCTTAAAGCTTACGCTACAGTTGCTGGTACTATTGTAGAGCACATAACTTACGGTACAGAAGTTTAAGACTTCTTAGCTCTAAGGCCTTTTCTATAATCAGACTGTGCCTTCTTGCAACCGTCACACCTGCAGCCCCTATTGTAAGAACCCACTGATGGGCACTCTTGCTTATTTAACCTTCGTGCTGCACTGTAGTTGCAAGACTTATGAGAGAAGGCTATATTTTCAATATCAAAGTATAACGACACAGGATCCTCTGAATGTAACCAGGGGATTTTGTGTTCTATACTCATATCTTCTACACCAAGAATCTCCGCACCACATTGGTAACACCAGTGCATATCTAACTTCTTAGCAAATGTATATAGGAGTTGTTTATTAAGTCTGTTGGAAGCTGTCGATGGATTCATCCCTAACTGGGTCTTCTTTACCTTGGTCGCTTTAGTAAATTTACTCATCTTGAATTTAAATGGTTCCCGCAATATAAAAATTAATTTTTGTAAATTTGGAACAAAATAATATTATTATGGAAAATGAAATGAATATCGGAGAAGAGTCTAAGATAAAACTAGATCTAAAAACACTCGTAGGGATCGTTGTAGGGATAGTATCTATGGCGGGTATATGGTTCACCCTTACAGCAGAAATCTCTCAACTGCAACTAGACGTAGTTAGAATGCAAGACGCTGTACAACTCAACGAAGAGTTTAGAATAAAGTGGCCTCGTGGAGAGATGGGTGCACTACCAGATGATGCGAAACAAGATCTGAAGATATACTACCTACAAAAAGATATGGACTACATTAAAGCTGTAGTAAAAGAGCTTGAGATTACGCAAGCGAAGGAGTAGTTATTTTCTTAGTTTTGGACTTTTCTTTTTTGCGTGCTCGTAAAACGAAGTACCCTTACCTGTTAGCTTTGTAAGCTCTTTGTTGGTAGCCTTCCACTCCTTACTAATTTTACTTAGCTCTTTATCTTTAAATTTAACTCCCATGTATGCAGGCTCTTTGTCAACTTTATACCACTTGTCGCTTAACTTTTCAGACTTAGCTTTAAGTTCAGCAATCTTAGCTTTTTTCTCTTTAGCTTTTCTTTTTATTACGTCTTTTCTCAGGTTCATTGGACCAGTAAAGTTCTTTTCTGGAATTATAGCGTCAGACTTGCCGTCAGACTTTAAAACCCCAAAGCTCTTTTTATTCTTTTTAATAGGTGTAGGCATAATTATATTATTTTTTTGCTAAGGTATAAATTTTTTGTGAGATGTGAAAGGGGTGGGGGTTATATATATAGTACGCACGCACGTTCCATAATCCGAAACCGAAATCCTCGAGGGGGGTGGTCAAACATTATGCACGCATACCAAAACTAAATGTCGTTTTTCACAGCTGCGAGACACCTAATTTCTGCCCTTGTAATGATACGTATTCCAAAAGGGGGTGTTTACCTGGTGAACACCACGAAATGCCCTGAAATCGTCTGTAATGCAGTGAGAACAAGGGATGAGAGGGATAACTACCAAACCATTCCCCCCAATCCATACACATATAGGTTAACTCCAAAAAAAACTTTCGCTCTGTAGCCCCCGTAAACATTGAGAAAGTGAAAATACTTTGAAAATAAAGTGTAAAAATATTTGACACGTATTAAAATTAG